TTTGGACAATGAATAGTTATGACACCCGAACTAGCAGTTGTTGAAATAGGATTTGTTTTAGGTAATAACCTAGTTGGTAATTCATCATTTGCAAAAGTAACAACAGAATCTACATCTGTTTCAAATACACAAGCATTAATTTCAAACTTAGCATCTTCGTTTTGCTCAGCAGTCCAAGTAATATTATTTTGTGATTTAAATATACTACCTAAATATGGTTGTTTAGAAATTAATCTTGATCCATCTAAAGTTGTTTGTCCCATTTTTGCGGTATACATTGTATATTCATCTGTATTAGTTAAAGCAACAAAACTATATTCTGTGTTTTCTAGAAGGTAAACAGGACTAGGAAATGTAAATGTTGTTGCGATAGAGGCGTCTGTTGATGTAGATACATTACTAGCAGCAATAGTAACTCGCCCAAAAGGAACAACTTCTGTTGTTGGATATCCATTTAACATTGTTCGTAATTCTACTGTAACAGGTATATTTGTTGATTTTGAAGAAAAATATAAATCAATACTAGATACAAATACACCACCAATCGAATCAACCATGAATGATTGTGCTACTGGGTCTTTGTAAACACGATTTGATGGTCGAGAAATGTGCGATGGCGCTCTTGCAGCATCTCTAGCTTGCCGCGCCCTTAGTATACGTTGGCCTATTACTCCACTATCTTCTCTATTATCATTCCGTCTTGGTATGTTTTCGGTTGTTTGTTCTATTTTAGTATCTCTTCTAGTTATAACTGTACTTTGTGATACATCTTCTCTTGAAACCTGTGCTTCTCTAGTTGATAATACTGTTCCTTGAACTGTATTCATCATTCCTTTAGCAGTATAATCAGCTTCAGCAGATGTAAATATATCACCAGTTAAGGTGTTTAGGGAATTACTTGTTAGTCTGAATGTTCTTTTACCTGTTCTCCATCTAGGATTTGTATCTCTTGCAGGATTAGGTATAGAAAATACACCTGAACAACTTCCATTCGCATCTGTAGTTAAAGCTGCACCTGCTGTACTTCCTGTTGGAGTAACATATATGGAAACATCAACATCATCAAAGAAAGTATAAACTCTTGTGTTTGGTTTTAAACCTGATCCTGTAAATGTAATATCTTTACTTCTAATAAATGGTACAAAAGAAACACTAGTAACTCTGTCTCCTAAACTTGATCTTACTGTTTTTGGAACTAATGCTGTGCGAATTCCTGATCGTGTCTGACCAACACTTTGTTCAGTTGATATTGTTGTGGTTGTAATTCTGTTATTACCTTGGGTGCTTGTGTTTGTTACTCTATTTGATTCCTGAACAGCACCAACCCAACTGTCATTCCAGTTATTCCAAATAGTACCCATATTTAAATCTAAAACTCCTTCAGAGGCAAGGTTTGTCAAAGTATCAAATGATCCAGGTAAATCAACAACTAATTCTGGTTGAGTTTGAGTATCCATCCATTCATCCATTTCTGGAGATAGTGTTAATTGACCAACAAAAGGAATAGTATCATATTCATTTAGATTTACTGTGGTACTTGCATATGGCTGTTCAATATATGTCGTAGATGTGTAAGGTAATGTAATTAAATCACCAGTTTTCTGATAACCTGCTGTAGTTCTAGCGGCATCGGTAATAGCAGTTGATAAATCAGATTGTATTTCTATAAGAGAAGCATTATCTTGACTAAACGCAGGTCTTAATTCTCCTTGTGCCATATCCATAGAAACTCTATAGTCGGTGTCTGATACATCACCAATACCATGGCCTGTAAAGTTATCAACAATAATACCATTTTTGAATCTATCAAAACCATCAGCATCTTGTATTTGCATATTTTGTGCTTCTGCTTCTAGTAATGATAGTTGAGTATAATACTCAACATTTTCAATTCTTTGTTCTAAACGACCAATATCTCTCATTGTATATCGTTTGTTATCTATTTTTTTTATTTGAACATCACTAGTGTTAAATGTGTATGCAGGTAAAAATAAATCATATAAATGCATAGCATTTTTATACGTTTCAGGATCTTGTGGTTCGACAGCAGATTCACTTGATCTGAATGAGAAAGTACCATTAGATTGTAAAAAAACTTTTGCCTTTTTAGCTAAGTAAAACTCTAAATCAGCAGTAATATCTGAATTAAATTTAGTAAACTCAATAGCTGAAGCGCCTGTACCACTATATTGTCTATCTTGTCCATCGCCAGCGTCTATTGATGAAGCGTTATCTACTCTTGGTCTAAAATCTAAACAATCTCTTAACTCAAACTTTTCTCCAGTAACATCTGATGTGTATGCCGGAATTGATCCATAATCAAAACCAGAATAACTATCTACACTAAAGAAGTTTCCAGCGCCATGAGCAAAATAATCAAAAGTAATTAATAATCTTCCTGTTGGTGCAACCTTACCTGCTTTTCTTACTAAACGAGCAACATCATAGAAGTTGTCTCTTTGTCCAGTATCTAAATTAAATCTATCTGTAACATCTGTATCAGCGGTTGTTGCCGCAGTATTAAAATCAGCAGCCATATAAACAGATTGAATATTATGTACATCAGCAAATCCTAAATTAATCTGTGTTAAACCTGATAATGCAGCTGTGTCTACTGTTTTTGTTGTATTTGCAGTATTGGTTTTTGTTTTTGCACCAACAACAGATGCAGAAAGTGTAGCAAGAATCTTAATCTTACTTCCATTAAATGTACTACCTAAATCTACTGTTAAAGTTTTTCCTGTTGGTGAACCTCGAAGATCGTAATCACCAGAAGCCGCAAGAGTTATAACATCTCCAACTTCTCCTGCTGTAGCACTACCACCCTTTATCATTATAGAAACAGTAACATCATTTTCACTATGAGAACTAAATATTTCATTTGTTCCTGCTGTTAATGATGCAGTTCCTGAACTGGATAGTGTGGCAACAAACTGCCTTCTTATTTTGAAACTTGTATCACTTATTCCACCGTTGTCTGTTGTTAATAAGGTCTTAACGACATTATAAGGTAATTTAAATAATGCTCTGTCGTTTTCTCCTGATTGTATTTTTGTTCTTTGTCTTTTGAATTGTTTACTTGTTGCAGTAGCAGTTCCTAATCCAACAGCAGTTTCTAATCTTGTATTAGATGTAATACTTTGTACAAGTCTTGTAACTGTTGTATTAGAATCATCATTAAATTGTATTCTATCACCAAGTTTTAATTCTGTTAAAAATCTAGTTCCAGAACCTACTAATACATCTGCTTGATCTGCAGGATCTTCTAATCCAATAGCAAATACTATATCGGTTGCTTCAGTTGCATCCTCTAAAATTATTGAACCGTCAGCGTCTGATCCATCAGCGTCTGATCCGTCCATAACAATACTACCAGATGATGCGTCAGGATCTACAGTTGAAACTGTTCCTGATAGTGTTTGAACATTACCAAATGTTTCAGTTAAATCCACATCAGCTGTATAGACAGGACTACCTGCCATTGAAATTCCTTTAGTTTGATTAAATTCTTTTTGTTCAAAGCCTTTACATCCGAAAGCATTATATTGAACAACCACAGTATTACTAGAAGCACTACCTGTGCAGGTTTCGTTGTTAGAAAACTCTCCTTTTACATTTGATAAAATAACGATTGTATGTGCAACTGTTCCGGCAGATGCCCATGCTGTATATCCAGTACCGTTAACAGCAGTTGGTGTTCCTGATGACCCAGCAGCAGTAAATAATTCTAAAGTTGTTGCGGTTGGATTTTTAACAGTATGAGTAGTATTGATTTGTGTCATACCCACTACACTTGCAATTATGATTTGTTGTCCTTCAGTAAAGTTGTGTCCAGCAGACATTGTTACAACAGGTGGTTGAGCAGCAGTTACTCCTGTTATATTTGCAGTACCTAAAGATGTGATACTTTCTACAATACCAGTTGCGCCTGAAGATCCTCCAGTTAGTGTTTCTCCAGTTGTTAATGCACCTGAAGCAGCACCGTTAACATTAAGATGAGCAAACATAACAGTATCGAAAAGATAATGTTTATATGTGTTTGATGTTACTGATGCTGATGACATGAAAACACCAGAAGCTGTTCCAGAATTGTATTCTATGCCTCTTGACTTTGCACGACCAATATCATAAACTCTACCATCATTATTTGTTTGTACTGTGCCTCTAGCAGAATGTGATTCATCTACTAATCTAACTTTTTTAAATACTTCAGTTTCGGCTGATACAAATCCAACATCAGGTGTTCCAAAAATATTTGTAACATTAACAAAAGGCAACTGTTGAAATCTAGTTGTAATTCCGCTATCTGTATCAAAATCTCTTGCCTTTGGAAGATCAACAAAAGTTGTTCCTAATTTTCTAATTTCATATCCTTTAACATAAGCAATTCCCTCACCTAGTCCTATTGCTAATAAATCTTCACTTGGTATATTACCATATGAAGTTGTGTCGTCAGCGGTGTATATGCCACGATTTGTTCCTGATAATAAATTTTCTCTTATCTCTATATCAAAAGGATCAATATAATAGTCACCAGATTCATCAAAAGTTCTTCTTGCTAAAGTTTGTTCAAGTATGTTATATTGAGTTTTTTCTACTTTGTGTTTTATTATACCATTTTGAATTGCTGCTAACTCAACAAAACTGGCATCAGCAGTAGAAGTTATATCTAATTTTGCTAATATTAATTCTATTTTAAATCTATGAGCACCACTTGCATTTGCGTTTGATGAACCAGTTGCATTGTCTAATAAAGTTGTATCATCTGTTGATGTTATAAAGGATTCATTTATTGTTAAACCAACACGATAACTTGGTGTGGATGAATATTTTTCTAATACTAATGTTTGTTGTACAACATCAACAAAAAAACCATTAATGTAATATGTACCAGCATCTATAGAAACAGCAGAACCAGTTGCGGTTGTACTACATACAGCTGTTTCACCTGTAGAAGCACCACTTGTTAAAGTTTCTCCATCAGTAAACACATTTGAAACATTGTCTGTTCCTGAGTTTTTATATTTTACAAATAAAGTGTCTGGATCAGTACCATCAGTAGCAACAGTTCCTACAACTTGAGCAACAACGCCAGATGTTCCGCCTGTTAAATTACTTCCATTAAAGTTTGCTAATGTTCCTGAGAATGAGGTAAGTTTTACAGCATAATAATATGCGTCAATATTAATTTGACCTGGAATAACCATTGCGCCGTGTTTGAATAAATGGTCACCCATTTTTTCAAGTTGATTTTGGTTAATAGATTGTTGAGTTGTTAGTTCTCTTGCTTGAACAGCGAACGCTGGTCGATACATGACCCTATGGAATTTTTTATCTTCCGAAAAGTCATCATAATAGGGACTAACATTAAAATCAGTTTTTGATGGCATTATATTCCTTTACTAAAATTCTATAATCAGTTTAATATTTTCTGTTTGGTCTGACGCCCTTGTTATAGGACTTCTTTCTTCAACATAAATTATGTCTCCTGAATCGTATGCAAGTTCTGGATTTGAGTAACCAGAAGCAAAAACTACTCCATTAGTAGTAGCAGAACTACTTGTATTTGGAGTTGCAGCAGCACTTGAAGTTTGTCCTGTGATTGCATTTGCACCACTAAACGCTGTTAAGTTACCATTCGTATCTGTTCCAACATCTGGAAATCTAGTTTGATACCAGAATAAAATTTTGTTTGTTGAATCATACTCAATAACTTTACCAACAGCACCTGTAGTCGCCTGATTGATTTCTTCATCAGCAACAAATGTTCCTGATACAGATGAGAATACAGCAGCATAGATTTGTCGTCTAGTACTTGCAGTTGCAATTGTTGTTGTTCCAAAGTTATAAGGATCTTTTAATAAACCTATTCTTCTAAAATCATTTGCAACACCAATATCTGATGTGCCTTCAATACCAACAAGTGATTTATTCATCATCACATAGAAGCCGCCCAATTCTTTTACAGCGTTATAACCGTGGCCACCTTTAGGTGGAATAATTATATTAATATTTGCACCAGAACCAGCACCACCAGCGTTTGTCGCTGCGATAATATCTGCATCACGGATATATGCATAAGTGTATCCTGTTCCAGCAGTTGTAATAGAAACTGAAGCGACAGCACCAGAACTAATCACTACTGAAGCAACACCAGATGAACCATCACCTCGAATTGGAATTGCAGAAATCGTTGCACCAGATGAAGTGTTATAACTTGAACCACCAGCGACAACTAATGCTGTGTCTAACGCACCATCAACGGCAGCGGCTGATACGGTAGAATCTGTTGAGCAATGAATAAAGTCTGTTGACATAAAGTTAAGAGTTTCAGCGGATGTTAAAGAATACATATACTTCCATCTATAACCATCAGATGTAGCAAAAATTGAATTTGATGTAGAAGTTGGTTCTACTGTTGAAGCAGTTGCACCGTCATTTTCTATAACTTTGTAAACAGCATAAGAACTGTTCATTACAACATAAGTTGAATCAAAAAGATTTGTTGCACCACTCGCTGCAGCATTTGATGAACTAATGTTGTGTTCATACATATCATAAGTAGTGCCTGTTGTCCAGTTTCTTCTTGGTATTACATGAGATATGTCGGTTGAAGCAATAAGTTTTGCCCCTAACATATCATCATAGTTATAAAATTCTGAAGTTACATCATCATTTGGTGTAGGTGGTGATGCGTCTGTGCCTTCTGTTATTGTATTTCCTTGTGCGTCAACATCAGATGCCCAAGCGTGGGCTCTTCCTATGAACAAATAGTATGTAGTGTTCGCTGTTTCACTAAAGGATTCAACGAATTGTTCGGCATTATTTATTCTGAATTTGTTTGTTATAATTGCTGCCATTTTATTTTCCCATTAATTTAATAAGTTTCTTCTCTTTTATTTATAAGAGTTTATGAAGGCTCCTGTGTTATGTCCGTAGGAAATGCAAAATTAGTTTTATGATTCAAATTATTGCTTGTTCCCACTATATCTTGAAATCTTATAGTTTCACCATCAACACTTGAATTTAAACTACCAGTAAATCGTAATTGCGCCCAATCTGAAATTGTTGTACTTGCAGAAGCGCCAAATTCACTTGTAAGTACACCAGATTCGGTTTCTAGTTTAATGTTTGAGTTGCCTGTTTCTGTCGCACCTTCTAATAATATACCATTACTATGTGCAAACAAGTTGAGAGCATATGTTTTAAGATTTCTTAATCTAGGTCCGCCATATGCATAACCATTTCTAACTAATGCTCCTCGAACTGTATAAGTATTTAAGTCGTAGAAACTGTTTCTATTTCTTTGTTCTAGTTCTATTGTTGTTTCTGGAGATAAATTTAATTCTTTTTCGCTGTTTGTATTAGGATCGTTGAAGTCATCTGAAACAGTTACAGGTATACCTGTTCTTGCGACAGCTGATGATACTTTTGTTTTACCATCTAATTCGATACCATTACTCATAAACTTTAATCCAACACCTGTTCGTCTACCAAAGAATGTAGAGAATAGAGTATTCAATCTCATATAGATAGGACTATCAGATGTGCCAGAGAATAATCCAGAAGATAATGTGGCGCCAACAGGTTGTTTTATTTGGGCGTTTATATTTGAAGCAATATTAACTTCACCTGTTACATAGAATCCAGAAGGGTGAACTGCTTTCTTTAAAGCGTCTCGCCAGTTATTAATTGATTGACCAACTCTTATAACATAAGAATAGTCTTGATAGTATAAACTATCTTGAATCTTTTTAGTAAATTCTGATAAATGACCATCTTGATTTATATATTTTCCTCTTGTACTAACAACAGTTGATATTGTTCCTGTACCAGTAAGTTGATTAGATTTTATTACTAGAGCAGTTGTAGTGCCCGAAAATGTAATAGTATCTTCAGCAACTAACGAACTTGATGTTGCTGTGTATTTTAAAAGAGGTGCTGTAAAATCAATAACCGTTCCTGTTGCACCACTAATATTACTTGTAAATGTTTCACCTTCTGTTATTGTTCCTGAAACTGTTTTGAGTACAACATAATGAGGAAATAAAAATGTTGGAGCAGAAGTGTAATCTATTCCATGTTCAATAATATTAAGCGATGTAGCTCGACCAATCTCAGCACTAAAAGGTATAACGGTTACACTTGCGCCATCAAATGTTTCATCTAATAAATTGCCACCACTTTCTAACTCAATTCGACCTAGACCAGCAGTACTAGTTGATACAATAGTCACCGTTGATTCTTGCTCATCTAATATATTTCCAGAGCCTTGTTCAAATTCTATAAAACCGGGCAGCGAATTATATAAATTAGTTGCTATAGTTCCTAAATCAAAGGACTCATTAATGAAGTAATCACTACCAGAAGTTCCCAAATTTTTTTCTGCTACAAGCGAACCATCTTCATTCTCTAATGCAAACTGAAAGGTCTCTGGAGGTGAACCTTCTAATTCAATTATTCCTAAACGCTGTCTAAAGGTATCAGTTTCTAATCCTATAAATCTCTTCCCAGTAGTAATCGTTGCAGTTGGTAAAGTTGTGTAACCACCACCGCTTGCAACCATTCGTATGTCAGTTATATCACCAGTGCCTGTAGCATTTTCTTGTACAATTTTATCACCCACATATCCTTCATTTGCTACATTATCCTCTAAAACAATATGGTCATCATCTTCTATATTATATGGAATATCCAATTCAGATTCTTGACCAAGAAGAAAAGAGGTTTCAGATGTTTGTGAATCATGTTCTTCTAATAATATTTCACCAACTTCATTTTCTAATTCAATTCTAACTTCTCTTTCAATCATTTGAGAAGCAGAATCTAAAAACTTACCTATAGTACCATCACCATAATCTTCTAATAATAAATCACCAGAACCTCCGCCTGTAATTGTTCCTGATTCTAACTCAACATGAACATCAACACTACCTGTCTCTGGTGCAAATCCGCCATTAACAATAGAAACTTTTGCTTCAGCAGTTCCTGAACTAAATGTAACTGTATCTCCAATCTCATAATCACTACCACCAACATCAACTATAACCTCATCAACACCTGCACCTGAAATATCTAAAACTTGTACACGAGCACCACTGCCAGCTCCACCAGACACCACAGCTTCATCACCAACTGTTAGTGTTGAACCGTCATTTGTTATTGTTGTAGTTGATAGTGCTTGACTTAATGTGACCTTAATAATTATATTTTCATCTTGTGAACTTTGTCCTTGAAGGACTTCTCCATTAATAAAAGTTCCAACTACTGTTTCTGGATTAATTTCAATCTCGGAAACAACAATTGACCCTTCTTGGAATATTGTAACATTTTCAACAATTGCTGAAGCATCATTTATGGTATCATCAGCAGGATTATTTGCTTGTGTAAGTTCTTGACCAATTAAAAATATAGGATTATTAAAGGCTTGTGTTGTTGTTTGAGTACAACGAATAAATGTATTTTTAGAAAACTTACCATCTGATACTCGTAACATATCCACAGTAGGTTTGTAAACACTTGAAGTGTCATTAAATAACAATCTAAAAAATGCTTTATGAGCTTTATCAGTTCCTTTTGCACGATATAGTGATTTAATATTTTTAATTAATTTTCTTGTGCTTAAAGCGTCAGCCGTATTTACAGGAATTGTATTAAGAAATTCCTCTTTCATTTGTGATAAGAAATCGCTTATTGTATGGTCAGGATCAGAGTAGTTTAAAAGTTGTTGGATATTTTCAATTGGGTTAGCACGATATCTACCAACATATGCAGTAGCACCTGATGTTGAGCCAGTAACCAACTCACCAGTAATCCAACCATTGTTGGCAGTAACCATATATCTAGAGTTAGTAAAATCTTCAGCTAAAATATTTGAGGTAGCACCAGAAGTCGATCCAGTGATTGTTTCGCCTTTTTGAAATGTTCCTGAAAAAGAAAGTTGTTCATCAACAAGTTTATCGCCAGTGTCTAAATTGAACCCATTTGTTCTATCTAGTAAAAGATAGCTGTCTATAGTACCTTCAGTCTCTAAAAGTATATTATCAATTTCGGTAAAAGATGTTAATGATAATTCAGCAGATTCTAAAAAAAGAAAATAAGAAGCAATAAATTCAGCAAATTTAGGATGATCTGTTAAAACAAATTCAGGTAATTGTTGCTTTACAAGATTAGATAATTTTCTCTTATTTGTTTTTTTAAATGTTGTCATTGCTATCCATTAATATGATGAATAACTGCTTGTTGTGGTGTATGATGTCCCTGCCTGTGAACTACCACTTTCTACAGTATCTACATCTCCAGTAATAGTTGAGTTAGTTGTATCTATTGATAAAACCTGATTACGAACTGGAACAATATCATTAGAGTTTGGAATAGCAAATACTCTAATCTGTGTACTAGCGACACCATCAACATTTGAGATGCTTGTTATATTTGCTGATGTTAAGATAACTTCTCCTGTAGTATAACTAACTGTTCCATAAGTTGAAGTTGTATATATTCTAGTTGTGCCATTTAAATAGTAAAGTCTTATATTTCCAGCACCATCATCATCTAAAAAATGCTCATTAACTGTATCGCCACTAATTTTAAAACCAGTTGATGAAATTACTCCACCTGCATCTGAATTATGTCCAGAGTGTGGGTTGTAAAATGCATTATTAAATGAAAGTGTGTATTTGAGTGCTGAACTTAAAGTTGGTATAATATACTTATACAGCTTAACTGTTGTGATATTACTTAAAATAGAAGTATCAGCATTATTAATATTTTCTGTTAATTTTGAGTGTCTAAAAATACCAGTGAAATTTTCCAATGTATTGTTACCATATGTTGATATAGTAGAAAGCACATTTGTTTGAAGTGTGCTTACATCTTTTGATGTGGCGCCAGAATTATATTTAAAGTTAGTTGTAAGAGTTAAGTAAGTTGTTTCTGGATCAATAATTATAGGTGTTACAGAAGCAACAGCATATTGTTTAAGACTTGTTACGACACTTGCCTTTGTTGCTTGAGTTAAAGTAGATCCTGATTTTGCTTTAATCGAAATATAAACTTTACCATAATCAGGCACAGCGGCATCTTCACCACCATATACCTGTACAGATTGGGCATTTGCATATAAACTTTTAACTAAAACTTTGTAATCGTTTGCTGTGACCGCACGATCCTGTGCTGTATAATCTCTTGGTGCATTATATTTAATTGATGAAATTGATTCTGGATCTGATCCTTCAGAAGCATTACTTATAGTTGTTATTGTTGCACTTGAAAACCCACCAATAGTTCCACCTAATGTAAATGTTGTGGCACCATTTGCCTCTGCTCTATTTGTATTAATGTAATCCATAATAATAATATTACCATCAGCCACAACTTGTCCTAAAACACCATCACCAAAATAAACTTCATATCTCCCACCCTCAACTTCTTGTAAAAAATAAACTTTAGATGTTGAATCTATTTCTGTAATACCAGTTGCAAGTCTATATGTGTTTATTGTAGAATCAGATGAAGATTCTTGAATTTTGATAGATAGTGTTCTTGTGTCCACATTATCATTTGGTATAATAAATCTTTGATCTGTATCAGATGTATTAACAGTATATTTGTAATTTAAATATGTGCCTTCATAAATTGTAACATTATTGAAAACATAAACACCAGAAGCTGGTGTAATACTAATATCGGCGTTTGTTACAAAAGAATAACTTGTTCCATTCACAGTAGTTGAAAATTTTGTTCCTCTTACCATAGTAAGAGAAGGACCAGAAGCATTATTGACTGTAATATTAATAACAGCGGTTGATGCTGCTGCACTAGTTGGAGTATATCCCACTTGTTTTGCTAATGATACAACACTTGATCTTAAATCAGCACTATCTAAAAACATTTCATTTGCTAACATATTAGCATTGTATCCTAAATAGTGTGTGTTATAGGCAAGTACATCTAAAAGAACAGACATACCAGATCCTTCAAAGTCGTAATCTCTAAATTCGTCTTGTTGAGATAAGAAGTTTTTTAAATTATCTTTTATACCATCAAAATCTAATTCTGATATTTCTAATTTGGTTGCCATTTTATCTTAATCTTTCTAAAAATGTTTCTACTTGTACTGGTTCTGGATAATTAACTACATAAAAGGATATTGTAGCAGCATATGAATTTCTGTCTATCATTGGTTTTACATTAACTTGAACTAGTCTACATCTTGGTTCATAATTTTTAATTAATAAATCTATTTGTTTACCAATAACATGGGTCATTTGTGGAGATATATTTTCAAATAACATCGCTCTTAGATTAGACCCAATTTCAGGATGAAAAGGTCTTTCATAATGATTTGTATTAATCAAGTTTCTTACACTTCTTTTTACTGCCTCAACATCCGTAAGTTTTTGTATATCACTAGTTGCAATATTTTTTTGAAAATCTAAATCTAAATCTTTATATGTTCTAGAACTTCTTGAACTTTCGTTTGTTTGTGTAGCGTCATACCTTGACATTTAGTAATCTCTCCTTGGTATATTTATACCGTTAACCTGCAAATACATTTGATGATCCTGCAGCCACAGATGTACAAGCACTTATGCCGTCACCAACACGACCGCACCCTTTACCATTAACAAACACAGTTCCTGATCCAGAGGTAATTCCTGCTGTATGTGCTGGACAAGGAGCACCAGGTAACAAG